ACTTAGTAGAAGTGCCACGCACACAGTTTGCACCTATGCGTAGAGGCTGGAATGGCTGGTTATTCAGTGAGGCAGTAGTAATAAGAAAGGGCGTAGGAAGAAAAAGCAAAAAGAATGTAGTCGTAGTGGAAATGAGAACACCAGCAGGAAAGAACAGCTACGGGACTATAGAGGCTACATTTTACGCAGAGAATGTTTTTACTACGCCAGCAGCAAAGAACGCAAGAAACATTTTGAAGAAATACGGAATAGAGGACGCAGAGAGCTTTTACAAATTCATTGAGCGGGACGACGTAACGGGCTGCGATTGGATAAGGTTTTTAATAGAAAAAGGCTTTTTATTTAATGAGTAGGCGGCAGCAGCCGCCACGAGTGCCGTTAGTTCAGCGGTTAGAGCAGCCGCTTCATAAGCGGCAAGTCGTGGGTTCAAATCCCACACGGCACATTGTGTAGCAGGCATGGCGAGCCTGCGGCAGAGGGCAGCAGGCTAATAGCTGCAATCTGTATACCGTGGAAAAATAGCGGCGGTCATACCAGCCAGAAAGTATGTGGACAGTCAACAGGTTTTCAGCTGCTTTTTAATGCGAAAAGCAGCCCGCACGGTAAAACCAAACGCCAGAACAGGAGAGCGGCACACATGGAAAGACAGAGAGCGCCGCCGAAAGGAAGAGAGGCAGAGAATGGCAGCAGAGGCATTGATAGTAGAGGACGCATACCAGAGAGGCTATGCAGATGCCATAGCAGATATGCGAAAGAAAAAAGAACAGAGGCGGCAGCGGGAGCAGGCAAAGAAAGCCCGCCGCTGGTATTTCATTAAGCAGAAAGCCTACGGGCTTGCAATGCTGGCAGTTACCGTGCTGGCGGTATGGGCGACAGAGGGCGACATAACAATAGCGGTTATTACCGTACCGCTGGGGCTTATGTGCCTTTTCAGTAAAAAAATGATGATAGTAGACGACTACTATTTTGCTACAGAAGAGAGGGCAATACATGGACGAAAAAACAATACAGCGTATTAAAAAGCTGCAAGCACTGGCAGAGCAGGGCGTAGGCGGCGAGAAAACGACAGCGCAAAAGAAACTTGCAAAGCTGCTTAAGGATAACGGTATAAATTCCTTAGACGAACTGCAAAAGGAAGAGTATGAATATACGATATTTTCCTACAACGGAAAGCACGAAATAAAACTGCTGCGGCAGTGTATGTATAAGGTCATGGGTGCTAAATCTGACAGAACAGCATACAAGCCATACGGACGGCGGCAGAAAATCGGCATATATTGCACGAAAGCGCAGAAAATCGAAATAGAGTTAGAGTTTGAATTTTATAGAAATGTATTTTATGAGGAATTAAGCACATTTATGGACGCTTTCATACAAGCACAGCAGATTTTCCCAGAAGATGCACCAACAGGAGACTACGACGAATTTAACGAAAGAGATATGAAAATAGCGTTTATGGCTACTGGGATAGAACGGCGTAGCAGGGCTGCAATGATAGAGGAAAGCGAGGCGGGAAATGAGAAAACGAAAACGACAAACAGTTAAGAAACTGATACAGTGCGTAGCCATTATAGCGGCAGGAGTGCTGGCAATCATTTTGTTTATGCTGGCTATCTGGTACAGAGGAAAGAACAGCGAGCCAGTAACAGACGAACAGGTAGCAGCGCAGATGCAGCAGGCAGAGCCGCTGGTTATTGAAACACCAGAGGCAGCCGCAGAGGGCAGCATAAGAGTATACGACTATGACGGCTGCTGTATTTATGCCTACTACGGCAAAATTCAGATAAACAACGACGGTAAGGACGGCAAGGACATTGACGTAGAGGCAATAGGATACTTAGAGGGCTACCAAGAACATAAAGAGGAAAGCGGGGCGGGAGAATGAGCCACAGATATTACAGCCCTTTACGCCCGTTATCACTGGGAACATTTCCAAAGCCGCAGGGAAACGAGATTTTACATATAGAAAATTTTGAGGAACGGCAGAACGTACCAGAGATAGCACGGCAGGCGTGGGGATACATTGAGTATAAAGAGGCGCTTACAGAAATAGAGGCGGCAGCTTATGAGCTGATACCGTCAAACTGCATTTCTGAAATGGAAAACATAGAGGCAAGGAGATAAAAGCAATGAGCGAGGTATATATACGCAGCCAGAATAAAGAAAAGCTGTATAGACTGGGCGGTAATTACGCCAGCGTAGAGTATGGAGAGTACGAGGACATAAAGAAAAAGAGAGGCGGCGCAGAGGCAGACAAAAAGCGCCACGTAATTTGCATAAGTGACGGGTGTTTAGAGGAAATCGGAGAGTATGCCACAAAAGAGCGCTGCTTAGAGGTTCTGGACGAGATACAGAAAGCGTGCGTAAGCTATCTGTTTACGGCTGGCGGTGCAGCCATAGTAAGGGGCGGCATGGACGTACAGCCGTTTGCAGCAGTAATACCGAGGCTGTACGAAATGCCGGAGAAATAGGAGAGGCAGACAGTGACAGTAAAGGAATTTATAGGCACGCTGGAGAGTTCAGACCGCCTGCGCATTATCGAGGGCGGGGCAGACGTTTACGTAGGGTATCTGGCAGCGTTCAAACCGTTTGCAGACCATGAGATAAGCGAGGAATACCGAAAATACAGCGAGCATGAGGTAAAGAAGTTTAGGGCAGTGCCAGAGATAACGCACAGACGCTGGAAAGAGCTGGGGCTTATGAAACCATTAGAGCCAGACCAGACAGCACAGTATAAGTTTAGTGATTTGCAGATGTCGCTTTACTACACCATTTACATATAAGAAAGGAAAGGGCAGGAAGTATGACAAAGAAAAAGCCAGATTTTTTACGGGATTTAGATACTGCAATCATGGACGAGCTTACAGGCGGCGGTATCAAGGGAAATGCAGCGGGACTGGTAGGAACGCTTACACAGATTAAGGAAATTAAGCAGCTATGCGGGCTGCCGTTTTGTGGTTATATGGCAAAGCTGGAAACGGTAAGACCAAGCGGCGTGCCGGACGAGGTAACAGTAGTATTTGCAGAGGACGTACCATACAGGGCTTGCAACGGCATAGAATTTGACGTTATGCAGGAATTTGTAGAGGGCAGCAGGCTTTTACTGACAGGTAAGGCGCAGACGCTTAAGGACTTCCAGAGCGGTAGGCTGCTGGTATATATTCTGGCAGATTTTGTGGCGGTATCGGAAAAGGCATTAGAGCAGGACGAGGCAGCAGTAAGAGGCGTTATAGCGAATAAGCCAACGTACAGAGAAACACCGAGAGGTAAGCGCATTACTGATATTACGGTAAAGGTAAGAAATGAGCTTACAGGCGGCAACTGCTATTTACCGTGCATCTGCTGGCAGGAACAGGCAGACGAGGCGGCGCAGTGGCAGCAGGGCGACACTGTAGAGCTGCTGGGACGGTATCAGAGCCGCCAGTATGAAAAGGTGCTTGACACAGCCACAGGAGAAAGAGAACAGCGCACAGCTTACGAGGTATCAGTACGGCTGATTAGAAGAAAGGAAGAGGAAGAAAATGAGTGTTGAACATATCGGCAAGGGTTATGTAAAAATATGCGTGAGTGAGGAAGAGTTAGAGAACAGCATAGCTGGGCTTAGCCAGTTAAAACCTGTTTTGCAAGCGCAAGTAATGAAAGGGAACGGGAGAAACACAGAGCAGGGGCTTATTGACGCAGCGGAGTTGGGAAAACATTTTGATACAGCGATAGACGCAATGACAATGCTTTTGGCAGGGTTCAAGGAAGAGAGTGAGGCACAGAATGAAAAGTAAAACAATTTTAGGAGCAGACGGTACAACAAAAATGCGGCAGATTACAGTAGGGATACACGGAAAAGGCGGCGAGACAGGCATAAAGGCAGTAATGCTGCTTACAGCTTTGATAAATGATTTAAAGCAGTGCAAGACACCGCAGGAAGTATATGACGGATATTTACAAATTACGGGGTACTGCAAATGCTGCGTTGATTGTGATTTTATTGAAGAAAAAGACGCAGACGAACTGATGCACTTAGCGGCATATCTGGCAGGGAATGAACAGGCACGGACAGAGGCACAACAGAAAGCGGGTAATTAGGTATGAAAAAAGTTTATATATGCAGCCCGTACAGGGCGAAAGACGGCGCAGAGCTGGACAGAAACATAGATTATGCACAGCAGCTGACACGGCAGGCATTAGAGGCGGGCTTAGCGCCTATTACGCCGCATTTATATATGACGCAGTGCATGGACGATAAAAAGCCGGAAGAGCGGGCAAGAGGCATGGCTGCGGGGCTTGCATTGCTGAAAGGCTGCGATTTTGTTATTGCTGGCGTGAAATACGGCATAACAGAGGGAATGGACAGAGAAATACATACAGCAAATATGCTGGGGATTACGGTTATAGATGCAAACCAGATTAAGCGGCATCTGGAATATGAGGAAAAGCGACAGGAGCGGGCGGCAAGCGATTACGCAAAGCTGCACAGCTGCGAGTTTTGCAAGGGCAGCAAATTATATAGCTGCACGGGCTACGATTGCAGAGAGCCGTACAGACAGGCTTATGACTATGCCTTAAGCCGCATAAGAGAGCGGCAGGAAACATGAAAAAATAAAAGCGCCTACGGTGGGGAAACACCATAGGCGCTAAGCTATACAGCTTTGAAATACTATAAAAATTATAAGCTATGTATGGCGCAAAGTCAAGAAAATTAACGGGCAGGCAGCCCGTTTTAACACTTGATAAAAGTATTAACGAACCGACAGAGAGGTAGATATATGCCATACGTAGAGAGGGTAACAAAAGCGGGGAATACGATAGAGATAGAGAGGTACTTTACCAGCAGATACAAAAAGAAAGGTATCAGCAGAGGGGATAAGGTAAAGCCAACAAAAGAAGAGCAGGAGAAAGTAAACACCAGACAGGCAGAGAGAAAGTTAAGGATACTCATAAATGCGAACTATGGCTATGGGGACTACCATTTAGTGCTTGACTATATCCGCAGGAAAGGAGAGCCGGACAGAACGCCGGAGCAGATGCGGCAGGACATAGACGTATTTTTGAGGGAGTGCAGAAAGGAGTACAGAAAAGCAGGGTTAGAGTTCAAATACATGACGGACGAGCAGCAGCGTACATACTTAGAGAGTATCAGACGCACACGCTTT